TTTAACTAACGATGTGTCTATTTTCATTTTAGGCGTGATTGGCATAGCACTAGGGACAATGGCAATATTGCTATTATTTTTAAGTTGTCCAATTGATCCGTCTAATGAGGTGGCTTGATCCGTTGTCATAGCGTTAGGAGCCAAATATTGATGTACTGCAATTCCACCCTGTTTTCCTGCCATTAATTTTCCAATATCACTATCAGCGACTACTTTATAAGTGATACCATTTGGATTGGCCTTGAAAACATATAATCCGTTTTGTTCTTTTAGTGTCTGACTGAATAACAAATCACCCCAATAATAACCTTTAGCACCACTGGATGCTTTCGCTAATCCAGGCCAAATCTCTGCCATCAATGTATGTAGGCCAGCACGGTCAACTCCCCTAGCTTGGTCGTATTGAACAAACTGTTCCGGACTGAATACTTGACGACCAGTGCCGTCTTTCTTATTGAACATATGCTTGTCCATAATAGAAAATTGTCCACGACCATTACGGCCAAATATCAATGCAGGATATCCGTCCCACTTAATAGTAACAGTCTTAGGATTCTTTACAGTAGCTATGCTTGCTTCTAACGCACGATTAGCACCAGCACTTCCTCCCAAAAATATCAAATCTTCTGGATGATCTAAGTGACCTTTATCTTCTTTTAGAGAAGAAATCTTATCTACTTTATCTCTAAGTATCGCTAATGATTCAGCTAGGTTCACGGTTTTTCCTTAATGATTTGGAAAATCTCTGCTGGTCTTTGCTTTTAATAGCACTTAGCAACTTCCGCTCTAATATCTGTGCCTGTTCTTCAGGGTAATGCTTATTAATTAACTCTAGTAAATTAATAGCACTAGTTATGATATTATGGGCTCTACTCTCAATAATATGACTGGTGTCACGGTTATTTCCAAGTGCTTCTAATTCCTGCAAGAGGGAGCGGGTTTGTTTTTGCATATAATTATCCTACTAGTATTTATACGATTATGGTATAATTATTTCTTTAACGAATTCAATAAAGACTTGAATTTTGAGCCTTGAACATCGGCATGAACTGTTCTAGCTAACGGCTCTACTGTTATCTCTCCGGTGCTTCCATCAATTGTTTCAACAACTGTAGATTGAGGCTTTAATGTACTCATAATGTCATTTGCGCTTGGCTTGGGAGTATAACTCTGTTCTCCGTCAATGCCAGGATCACTAATACGCATAGTCTCAACATCATATTCTAAATCAATCTTCATGCCCACACCCGTTGAACTACGACTTTTCATACATTGAATCTGATACTTACCGCGTTCACGCATACTACGACTTGTGAAAATACCAAACACATTATCTGCTGTGTTAATCTTACTGATACCACCAGCAATATGACTGTGGTCAAATTCAATTTCATCAACCGCAGTACGGTTCAACTGACTTGCCGTGACCAACAATACACCAAGTTCTTTCGCTAGATTACGCAATTCTTCTGCTACATATTTGTCTTTGATAAACTGATCAGTTGGATTAACTTTAATACTTACTGGCATAACTAAATCTAAGTAATCAACCATTACAAAGTCAATTCTAATCCCAGTCTGTATCTGCACTTCTTTCAGATAAGCACGAATGTCATTAACATTACTTTGAGCAGGTAAATTCTTAACACGATACTTACCAGACTTCTTTCCTGCCATCTTAACACGTAACTCCGTTGTATCAATATCTTTACGAATTGCTTTTGTTCCCATCATGGTCAACATCGCATCTGTTCTTAGTGAAGTTAATTCTTCACTCAATTCTAATGTGATATATGCCCCGCTCATTCCCATCTGTAACCAACTTAATGCGAGATTCATCATTACCAATGATTTACCTGAGCCTGAGCCGCCCGCAAATATATTCAATTCACCCCTACTCATACCACCATATAAAATACGATCCATCTGAGGCCAGCCTGTAGATACTTGTCCACCGCTGTTAAAATATTTGTTAATACGACCTTTAGGATCAGCAAAGTAATCTGTACCCATGTCTTTTTGTAAACTAATCTGTACCGCATCTTTGATTAGTTTCTCTACTGGTTCAAAATCACCCTTCTCTAATAAATCTGCTGCTTTAAGAATAGCACGTTCTAGTTCTTGTCGTTTAGTAAATGCTTCAAATTCATCAAAAAACCATTCAAAATGGCCGTCATTTAAATCAGGCACTACTTCAATTTCTATCCCAGTTGTTGCTTTAATCTGTGTAGCATCCGGCAATACTCTATATTTGTCTGTATGTGACTTGTACATCTCAGCTACTGGACGTAGAGATCGGTCAAAGTTCTCACTATTCATAATGTTCATAACACGGGTATACAATTCCGCATTAGTAAGCATCATTCTCAAAAATAATTTTTGAACATCTGGGGTATATTCTATCTGCTTTTTAGTTTCTTGTTTTGCCAATTTTCTTCCTCTGCATTTCTATTTTAATTTTACTATTAGTAGCACAGTGTAGTATACTTAATAGTGTAGGTAACTTACCATACTTAATTACTGCGTCATTTACATCTTTTATATCATCATCCCAATCAGGTAAGCTAACACTATAGCCCAATTCTAATGCTTTGTCACACAATGCTAATCCTGTCTTATCTCTATCTGGAACTACTATAATTTTTTTATTCAACGTGCTTAATAACAATGATTGGTCACTACTTATATCATCGTGCATCAATGCTACACCATCAATACTTAGCGCATCAAATATACCTTCTGTTACGATACACACTTGCCATGCTGATTTCTGTCTGTCAATATTAAACACATATCCTGGTTGTTGAACATTAAGATATTTAGGCGATTTATTATCTAAAAATCTACTAGTATTACCTACAATTTTATTTTTATAAAAATATGGAATAATTATTCTGTGTTCTTTTCTACTGCCATATCTTCCTGTTCCATTAGGTGTTACTACAAATGGATAACTGTCGTAATGTATCCCGCGCTTTTCTAAATATTCAATATATCTAAAATGTCTAGGATTATCAAGATTTAGCTTTTCGCTATCTTCAGGCAAATCAACTTTATAAAATCTTATATCTTCTTTTGTTTTATTTTGTTGAGTAAAATCTAATAAGTCTTTATGTTGTAAACTTTCCAAACTCCATCGTTTAACTTGCTGTTCATCAATACCAGACCAAACTAATAGATTGCGAGTTTTACTACTGATAGGACGACCTAGTACAAAGTTACATTTAAACCCGCAGTTGAAACAATGCATTGACCAATTGCTACCGTCAAACTTGATGCCACCTCGCATTCGTTTATCTTGTCTATGACCAAAGTGGGTACAACAGATAGCATTGAAGCTAGTCCAGCCAGAACTTGTTTGTTTCTTTTTACCGGGTAGTATAGACAGGATATCAAACATCTATTGATTGTAACACAATCATAATGTTAAAGCAAATTATCTGGTCAATAAATTAGCCACTGCGCCCGCATTGCTAGTGAATTGCATACGAACATAAGGATGGAATCCTTGTATAACATATCCAACCGTTTGCGTAACATTGGATACTTCTTCTGTGGTCACAATATCATACCAATCATTATCTACGATACTACTGCCCTGAATAGTTGTGTTTCCATAGAATTCAATGTATTCAGTTTGTATAGTTAATATTGGATTGTTATTAGTACTCAGTACGCTAGTAGTGTAAGTGATGCTACTTCCATTACTGTTAGGACTATTAGGAAAGGCCTGACCAGTTGGAATAGTAATCTCATATGATGGTACAAAGTTAGGCAATACACTATTAACAATATTCATTACACCACGAGCGCCTGCATTTTGGTCTACGAATACAGGGAAGTCAAAGTCATTGACTGGAATTTCTAAAGTATAGTAGCATTTTTGGGCCTCAATATTCTCAAGGTCTGCAGCATTTAAAAACAACGCACATATACCTGTAGCAGCAAATTGCAAGGTTAATGATTTCTGTATCAATGTTTGATTACCTTGATAGTTTAATATGCGGCAAGTTATATCTTTCCCAGTAATATCTATGGGTTTTTGCTCCTGATTTAGGAATTGAAACTGGATTTGATTATCCACTCCCTTGTGCAGGGTCAATGGTTTGGCATAAACTGGCATAAATCTCCTCGGTGAATAGCCTGACAATAACACAACAATGTTGCGCTGAACGTAATAAAATACTGATGTTGAATACACAAATGTAGGCTCCTATAACGTATTTAGTCTATATATTTTAATTTAATTAACTTTGGTTACCCGATAAATAA